GGTTACGGGTGTTATCTAGACGCTAGACTCGATTTTAGCTATAGACGATATCCATTTCTCGTTACTGTTGGAGTTAAAGCTATGGGCCTTAGTCCTAGTAATCTACAGCAAATGATCCTTTCTGATCTGAAAGGTTTCCTTAAGTTCGGTGATAAACTGGCTTCTGAGTTACCTCCTGACGTCAGTGTGGACGTATTCTCTGCCTATGTGTTAAAAGATACCCTACTTAAAAAGTGGGTTCCTGATGACCCGTCGGCAGCTCATGCGGCCTCACTGGCATCATTCGTGAAATCGAACGATGCTTGTGCGTCATGGCAACCTGTTCTTGAATGGGAGTCTGATGCCTTACTCTACGGACAATTCCGTGAGGAGGTAGACAGGTTCTTCCATCCAGCGGGTCTTCCCCTTGTTTCTTCTTACACCGCTATATTTGAGGGTGGGAAGCTAGGGCCTGGTAGCAATCTTCTGGCTGAGCACAATACTTTTTATGGTAAAATGTTCAGTTCTCGATTGTCTGTTTCTTCAGAGAGGCTGTATAAGATATACAGTGGGATTCTCCAAAGTCACCCTGGTTTTCGTGAGGCGGAATTATACCGTCGCGAGAATCTTGGTGACCCAGAGATCTCCAATTATAGCAAAAGTACCTTTGTTCCTAAAACGACATCAAGTAGTCGTATGGTCTGCGTCGAGCCTACTGTGAATATGTATTTTCAGTTAGGTTTAGCAAAGATCTTGAACGATCGCCTGCGATCCTATCTTCATATTGATATGAAGAAGCAGGCGGATATCAATCAGCGGCTGGCGCTTCTTGGCTCGGTCAACGGTGACCTAGCAACTATCGATCTTTCATCCGCATCTGACTCAATCTCGCTGAGAATGATAGAGTCCACTTTTCCTAAGTGGATGACAGAATTGCTCTGCCTTTTGCGGGTTCCGACAACAAAGATAGATGGCAAGGAGTGTGTTCTGAATATGTTGAGCACGATGGGAAACGGTTTTACGTTTCCTGTCCAAACTCTTATATTCTCCTTGATAATTAAGGCGTGCTACCGAATTGGGGACATCCCCTTTATTGGTGGTTCGGATTCTCCAACCTTTGGATGCTTTGGCGATGATATGATTGTAAAGGCTTCAGCCTTCCGCAATGTAATCAGACTGTTGCATATCTTAGGTTTTAAAGAGAACGCCCTTAAGACCTTCAATGAAGGTCCGTTCCGCGAGTCCTGTGGCGCTGACTTTTATAAAGGTCAGCCAGTTAGAGGGGTCTATCTCAAAAAGATGGAAACCCTTCAGGATGTTGTGGTCGCCATTAACCTTTTAAACCGGTGGACTGCTATACATTCGATTCCTTTACGTCGCACTGTAACTCTGCTTAGACAGCAGATTCCAGTGCATTTATTAACGTATGTTCCCTTGTCAGAGAACATGGAGTCGGG